GGTTCATGTCAACTCCTCGGGCACATCCACCTTGTCACCGAGGCGGGACGCAACAAGGCAGCGCATGGCTGCGATTAGTGGGGTGGGGCCGTAGTTAAAGCGTCCAAGCCGTTTTGAATGAACGGCTGTCCACAGCGGGCCAAACTGCACAGCAATCCTTTCCTGCTCGATAATCGGTCCGCCCTGGGACCAGTCGGTGGAAGGAGAGAACTTATCACCGTGACCATCTCCAGGCAGCCCCACACACTTCGCCACCGCCCAGTCGAGGGCGGGACCGGTCAGTTCAGATGTTTTGATCTTCACTCGAATGCCTTGCGCGTCGAGGTTTTCCTTGTAGTGGTCATTGCTCATTGTCTTTCTCCTTGAACTCCCCGCAGGGTGGCGGTTCCGCTCGATGAGCGGTGTGGTTGGCTTGTTGGTGATGGTGTTCACGGTTTGCTTCTTGGTCGTTGTGATGGGTGCATTGTAGCACAAGCTAAAAGTTTGTCGTCGTTGGGCGCCAGAATTTCCCACCGTCGCCACTCGACCTCCACCGCCATCTTGGATCGCCGCAGTAGGCGGGCCGCGACGGCGGCACCGAGGGGGAATACCTGGCCTCGGGTGTTGTGTCGCCGTCCGTCCGGCCACAGCCGCTCTGCGACTGTTCCGGCGGTCACGATTCGATGTCCGGCCCGGTACATCTCGGCCAGCACAGCATCGAGTCGGCTACTGCCCTTTTTGCTCATAATGATGTCAGTCATTGCTCGCCGCCTTCAGGTAGTAGCGCAGCTCGACCGTCCTCGCGGCCTCGCGCAGCTTCGAGACATTGGTCTTCTTCATGACCTCGATGGCGATCGCCACGAACGTCTCGATCTCCGCGCGCTCCTCGTCACCCCAGCCAATCAGCTCGGCGACGCAGGCCTTGAGCCGCTCGTCCTTGAGTTTGGCCACGGTCTCGACGACGTACTCAAGATCCTCACGTGGCAGCGTCGCGCGCTGGTGCAACAGCTCGCACATGCGGTCCGCCTGCTCCGCAACGAAAGTCGCGTCGGGTCTGGTCCGGCTGGTCATCGCACAAGTCCTCCAAACGGGTTGGTGTAGTCCTTCCAGGTCTTGCCGCGCTTGATGGCGCTCACGGTGGCCTGGGAGATTCCGAATCGCGCGGCAATGCTGTCCTGCGTGCCGTCGGCCTCACGCACCTGACGGGCGAGCTCTGGGGTGAGCTTGGCGCGCTTGCGCGCGTTGTCCGACAACTTCTTGCGGCGCACCGGGCTGCTAGGGTAGGCGAGCTCCTTGGCGCTGCGCACCTGGACCGCGCGGCGGCTGGCCGGTGCGACGTGCTCCGGGTTCACACACAGCTGGTTGCCGCAGGTGTAGGTCGCCAGGCGCTTGCCGAGATCTACGCCTCGCTCCAGCAGGATGAAGCGGCGCACGGCGCCGACCTTGCGCTTGTAGTTCATGGTGGGCACTGCGCTGCAGGACTGCAGCGCGCCAGTCCAGTTCCAGCAGTCGCCTTCCTCGACGACATGCTTGCGGATGCGTTCGATCAGTTCGTCCACGACAGTAGCTCCTCAACCCCCTCGATGCTGTCAATCACGACCACCTTCTGCCCGTACTCGCGCAGACGGGCATGCTCGCGCAGCTGTGCGTGCGTGGGCTTCTTGCCCGGGGCCTTGAGCTCGACGAACACGACCTGCCCGCCGGGGGAGACACAGATCCGATCAGGCACGCCGGCGCGCCCAGGGCTGGTCCACTTGTAGCAGAGCGCACCGACGTGGTGGCACCTGGTGACCAGGTATGCCTCGATGTCGCGCTCCCTCATAGCACAACCACCAGCAGGGCAACGACGACGAGGACGACGGTAGCAATGCCGACCGCGATGCGGTCCTCTTTGGTCATCGGATCGGGCTCAGAAACCAAACCACCGCGGGCGTAGGGGCCGAAGGCCTCCTCGAGCGTGCGGGGGTAGCGAAGACCTTTCGTCGAGTTGTCCCAGTTGAACTTCATGTTGGGCTCCTTTCCGGTTTGGTTGACGATGCGTGCATTGTAGCACACGCTAAATCAACCCTTGCGGTAGCGGTGCGTCTCGAATCCAGCGGCGGCGAGAGGGATGTCCTTGGCCCACGCCGGCGGGGTCGCCATCATGCGGCCGAGCTCACCCGCGCTGAAGCGGTCATCGTCTTGGGTCTCGGTCAGCAGTTCGTCATGCACCGACAGCACGATCTCGTACCCCCTGGCCTCGATGGCCGGCATGTTGTAGGCCAGCACGTCGCGGGCGAAGGCCTGGGTGGCGTTCTCGCAGTTGTGCACGATCAGCGGCGCGCCGCCGGCCCACACTACGAAGCGGTGGCGCGGGCCGCAGTTGATCAGGTCGTAAACCTGCGCGACACGTCGGGCGCTTCCCCGAGGCGCCCCACTGGCACGCCCTTCGCCAGCCGGTAGTACATCGTCGAGCGCTTCACCCCGAGTTCCTGCGCAAGTTGCGCGGCCGTCTTGTCGCCAACCATACGGTTCACCCGCGTGTTGTTGGCCTGCTGCTCGTAGGTTGCCCAGCGGCAGTTCTCCGGCGAGTACCCCGCGGAGTTGTCGATCCTGTCCAGCGTCAGCCCTGGGCGGTACGTCGGCCCCATGTCCGCCCAGAATGCGGCGAACGAGGCGGCCCAGCGCTCGCAGACCGTGATCCCCCGCGCGCCGTAGTTGTGCCAGGCGTGATGCGACGGCAGCCGGCAGCGGTCGCACATGCTGCGCCACACCGCATACGCCGGGTGCTTGCTCATGCCATGCTGCGTGCGTCTGGTGCTGATCGACTCGCGGCGCTTGCACCCGCACGACGCCACGATCCCGCGCGCCGCTTGCTTCTTCATCTCCGAAGCAGGCATCAGCTTTTCCGCTCCGCAGTCGCACCGCACAACCCATAGCGACTTCTTCCCGTCGCTGCCGTGGTAGCGCAACGCCGTCAGGTAGCCGACACGCAGCCCGGTGATGTCCTTCGCTCTGTGATGCATCCTTCCAGCCCTCCGTGGTCAGCACGAGGTGGTCCGGCGTCATCCATGCGCCGAACGCTTCCATGACCTCGCGCGTACCGTTGCAGACGCTGCCGGCGGTCGATACCCACTCGACGCCGTCCCACACTTCATCTACAGCGGTAATGTTTTCAATTGTAATCCAACCACGTTTAGCAAGCACTAAAGTTCCGGCGGCGAGACACAGCTTGCCCCCGTAGGTCTTGATGCGGCCCCACTGCCGGGTGTACTGGTTCACGCCGAAGTAGGTGATCTGCCCCGCATCGTCGACTTCGGGGTTGAGGTAGCAGAGGTAACGGCCCGAGGGCAGGCGGATGCGCAACCACTTGCCGTCACGGCGCGCCTTCAGGTGCGGGCCGATAGGGAACGTCTCGCCCGGGTTGCTGATGGCGAGGCGCGCCGCCTCGCCGGCTGCCTTCCACAGCGCGACCGTGTTCGGGTGCGCGTCGCGCCAGGCCCGCTTGAGCACTTCACAGGCCACGTAGACGCGCTCCGGCAGGCCGAGGGTGCGCTTGTTCTTGACGGCCCACTGCCACATGCCCTGAGCATCACTCAGGGCTTGCGCCGAGGTGGTGGCGTAGACCGCCGCGGTCAGGGCCTCGAGGTCCATGTTGTAGACCGCGGCGAAGGTCAGGAAGGCAGCCACCCCGCCCTCGTAGCCAAGGCCCAGCTCCATGACCTTGCCGATCTGGCGCTTCTGGCCGGTGGCCTCTTTGGGGTCGATGTTGAACGAGCGGGCGTAGGCCACCTTGTAGAGGTCCTCGCCGGTGCCGTTGTCGAAGTCGGCGAAGGCCTTGAGCTTCCACCGCTCGCCGGCCAGGAACGCCAGCCCCCGGCCCTCGATGTTGGACAAGTCGGCGACCACGAGTTTCTTGCCCGGCGGCGCCACGATGCAGCCGCGCACCGCGTTGGCGGTCAGGCCGATGACGTTGTCGAACACCACGTCGGCGTAGCCGCCCTTGAGCGCCTCGACGCCCTGCTCGAGGTAGTCGACCAGCAGGTCCTCGGCCTCCTTGATCGAGACCTGGAAGTGATCGGCCACCAGGCTGATGTCGGGGCGGGGCATGTTCTGCGGCTGGAAGATCCGACCGGCCCAGCGCGCGGTTCGGGTAGCGCCGGCGAACTGCATGGTGTTGCGCAGGCGGCCGTCGCGGCTCACCGCGTTGACCAGGGCCTTGTACTTGGCGGTCGAGGTCTTGGTCGACTCGAGGCGCAGCGACAGCAGCAGCTTGACGCCCTCCGGCAGGTCCGGATCTTCCAGTCGGCGGCGCACGGTGTCGGCCCTCAAGTCAGGGAGGTCGACACCGTACTCGGCGCAGATGAACGCGAGCAGCTGGTCGCGCTTGCTGGCGCTGGTCACCAGGCCGTCGGTGGCCTCGACCACCTCGGCCTTCAGGCGCTTCTGCTCCGCGGCCACCGCATCGATCGCCGCGCGGGCGAGGTCGAGGTCCACCGCGATGCCCCGGTCGTTGATGCGCTGGTCGAGGTGCCAGAGCGCCAGCTCAGGGT